TATGTGCCTCTAAATCAACAATATGAGCATTCACATTAGCTAAAGAATTATTTGCAGTTTCAATAGCAGTATCAGAATTCTCCTTAGCCTCTGTAGTAAGTGTTAAAATTTGATTGTAAATCTCTTCTGTTGGTGGTGCTGGTAATTGCCCATCAGGATTGCCACTCTTTGCAACTGGTATTGGTATTTCGTTTGTAGGTATAGTCAACCCGTTAAAAACACCAAAAACAGAAATATAAAACTTCCCTTCATTGATAACTTCCCAAGGGACATCACAAACTAAATCAGAACCAACTAAAACATCATATGGAGTATTATTTAAAAACCTAAACTTTGCAGTCTTTGCAGTAGTCACCCAATCCTCACTAAAGCTAAACTTTGCTTGTAAATAATTTCTGCTATTTTCAACAACGAAATTACTATCAATTCTTGTTATCTGTTGCTTAGTAACTAAAAATTCAAGTAACAAAGAAAATCACCTACTTTCTAAATTTTTCATATTTATTATTTATTTCCTTAAGCTTATTAAGGTAATTACTTCTTACCCTTCGCAGTCCCTCGCTATTTTTCGGCAATGTATCCATAACAGTTTGAAAATTTTTTAAAATTTTGCTATCCTCATTAAACTTTGTTTGAATATATTTATATTTTGCATACTCTTGAACATTTTGTAGTTTTTGAAATCCATTCTTTGTAATATCAATATTTTCCTTTAAATCATAATAATCATTAACAATATCAGTATTATAAAGACCGTCAGCAGTAAACCCTTTTGTAATGCCAGATAAAGCTGTCCCACTTGCATAATTTGCTGGAGTAGTAGCTGGAAGTATAACATCACCAATAACACCACCATAGCTTTTTAATAAATATTGCATAGCCTGAGGACTAACATTAAAACCATTCCCTAAATATTTTGATATTTCAGAGGTACTTTCGTCAAATTGTAGCTCCTTTGGAAGCTTCGCTAAATTTGATGAAATTATTTTTCTATCTGCAAAATCTGTTATATTAGTATCACCAGAATTAATATCAATAAAATTCATTAAAGGCCTATAAAAATTATTTTTAAAAGCATTGTAGGATACAGGCATAAAATCATTTTCCATTTCAAGCCAAATATTAGAAAATGCGTTTCTATCGCCTTGTTTTGCCCTCATTGTCTTATCTATCAAGGTCCCAAGTAAAAAAGCATATTGATTTGATTTTGGTATCTTAATAAATTCTGTAGGCTTTCCATCTAACATCCGACCGGCATAATTAGGAATATTAATATATGTTGTTTTTTGCCTTTCAGATAGATTATTATAAAAAGGATTATCTTTATTTAAAAAATAGAAAAATGCTGTAGGTATAGTAAATATTAAACCGCCTCGCCTTGCAACCTTTGCAAGTCCTTTTTTTGTTTTGATATGGTCGATAAAATTAACAAATCCTTGCAACCTTGCATTTGTATAAGGCAAGATAGCCTTATCAACTAGCTTTGTTATGTTGCCACCCTTTGAAAAGTCGACTGTAATATCAGCAGATGCATTTAAAGCCTTTAATAAGCTTTCATAACTTCCATCACTTTTCAAAAAAACAGTTCTAAATTCATTATATCTTGGCACCATTTCAGTAAAATTATTAAGCTTTGCTATTTGTGTTAAAACAGGTATCTTTTTCTTAAATCCACCAGTTGCAGAAATCAAAGTTGATTCACCGCCACCCATAGCAATAAACTTTCTAAAAAGCTCATCATTATTTTTCATACTTGCAATTGTGCTAGGTAATTTTTTTGTAAAATCTAAAACAGTACCTTGCGTATTCATCATAGCTGTAGGCATATCCCTTGCCACATTTCGAACAGCAAACAAAGGATTATATTGAGTTACAACATTTTTAAAAGGTTGAGTGCTTATTTTAGAAGCATTATCAATAAATTTTTCAGTATTATTCTTGCTATTATCTAAAGCCTTAAATACCCTTTCATTAACAGCGATTTTAACAGGCTTACCATTTCTAACAGCTGACAAAGTTAAAACATCACCTTTTTTAACTAAACCATTTTCAGCAATTTCATCTAAAACATCATCCACATTCCGATTAAGCTCAATACTTCTGACATTCCCAGCAATATATTCATCTGCATTATCATAAAGCCTAGCATATTCCTTGAATTTTTCAGGTTGCTTTGATACCTTATCTAAAATATTATTATAAATGCTATTTCGATTAGCAGCTGAAACAGTTTTAAATATTCTATTTTCATACTGCGTTTTAATATCAAATATAGGGTCATTCCCAACATCTGCAGATTGTATTATCTTTCCAGGTGTCAAACTCTTTCTATTAAAATTCTTAATAGTAGTCTGAAATGGATCAGCCCCAAAGTCACGAATACCGGGCACATAATGAGGATACATAGCTTTCATAATGTTATATTGCCCTTGAGATATAAGCCCGCTATCCACAAGCCATTTTTGAGTAAAGTTATTATCAAATTGGTAAAGTTCATCTGCAATTTTTTTAAATTCAGGCTTACTCTTTAAAATATCATTAACAATATATTTACTATCCTCAACTGATACATTTGTAAATAATGGCTTTTTAACCTTCCACCTATCAATATTATGTACCATAGCAAGATACTCATTAAATATAGTCCTGTCGCTTTCCTTCACCTGCCCAAATATGCTATCTAAACCTTTCCCAAGCTCATTACCCTGCATATCTACCAAATTATGATTTAAAATATATTTAGCAGTGCTTGGCGACTTCCTAAATATACTTATCCTATCCATAGTAGAAGAGCTTTTGTCTAGCTTATCAAATACATCAAATACCGCCTGCTTATCCACAAAATTATCAATAAACTTTTCTAATATAGGCTTTGCCTTTGCTAATACTACCTCATTCATTGCATCAAGCTGTGCCTGTGCATTAAAATAATTATGATTATCAAGTCCAAGCTTTTTATTAATATCAGCTATATTAGCAAACCCTAAGCTCTGCCCTGGATAATCCTCAAAAACTTGACTTACAGCCTCTTTAACCTCTTGCGGTTTATTTATGTATTTTGGATCATCAATTTCAAATTTCTTTCCAAAATAATCATCGTTATAAGGAATATCCTTATTCTTATAAACAATATCAATCCCATCATCAGTCATATTAACTCGCTCTATTTCGTCAAACCTTTTAAGCTCTTGGGATGATAGATTATCTATTTTAGAAATTGCACTTGCTTTTCTGTTTGATAAAGGAAAATCAATATTTTTACTATCTTGAAATTTTTGCACAGTTTCAGAAAATGTAAGCTTATTTTCGTCAGCGATATTTTGAATTGTCTTTAGTATCGCCTTATCCTCTCTATTTAAAATATCAAGGTTTTCTAAGCTTAAGGTCTTATTCTTATTTACTACATTAAATTCATAACCGCTATTTGTAGGCTTAATGCTTATTACATTATCAAGGCCATATAGCTTTTGAATTTTATTCAAGCTTTTAAGCTCGGCAATCTGATTTGGTGATGCCTTTGTTAAACCTCTATATAGCTCATCTACAAGCTGTGTCGGTTTTAGCTTTGTTTCAGATGCTAAATTTAAAAATGTTTTTAAATTATTAAAATCATCACTATTAAAATTGTCATTAAAATTTATTTTCTTTGTCTCAGAAATCCCTTTAACAACATTTTTAGGGCTAGGTAGCATAGGCATATCAAGAGGACTATTCTTTGTAACATTCCCCATAGGCGAAACATAAAAATCATTTGTAGACTTTAAAGGCTTTGGAGTTGGTATATCAGATTTAAATTTAACACCATCAGCTGTAACATCACTATTTAAAACATCCTTATTTTTTATATTATTAATAATGCCCTGTTCCTTTGTCCGATTCATATCATCTGCAATTTTATCAAGCTTTTTAGTGTCCTTTAATTTTTTTATGCCCTTGTAGGCTTGTCCTGCTCCCTCAATACCTAAATTAAATAACAAATCAGTTCCCTGCTGTTTTGCAACATCTAAAGCTATTTCGCCAGCTCCCTTGTTATTTCTTGCCCCATCTATAATAACTCTAGGAGTTTGAACAATAGTGTCCCCAATCTGCCCACTAACTATATTTTTTACAATTGGATTTTTAATTGCTCCGATAGTAGGAATTTTTGAAATAAGCTTGCCAGCTCCTTTATAGTTATAAACAGTTCCAGCAACCTTACCTAATACATCAGAAACCTTTTGTGAGCCAGTAAGCTCCCCATTTTCGCTACCTGTTAAATATCGTTTCCTCATTCTCTGATATTCTTCATCATTCATACCAGTAGCAAGTTTAGTAGCAGTTTCAGCCCCTGCAGTTTCTGCCATAGACAAAAGACCAGTCCCTATAAAAGAGCCTACATTTTTTGTAATATTCCCTAAATGCCCTTTGACATCATCAATGCTTTTAGATGCAAATATATTATTATTCTTAACATCACTAGCACCATAAATTCTATCATTCTCAAATTTAGGGTCATAATTTGTATTAGGTTTTATAGATGGCTTTATAGGTTCAATTTTTACTGGACCAATATCAGAATTAGTAATATTCTCAATTTTACTATATATTTTTGCAGAATTATCGTCTGGCAAATTTGATATAAACGGTCCTGTAAATTTTGGTTTCTCTTGTTGCTTGCTTTGTATTTTTTTAAGTTGTTGACCTGTTTTAGATATATAAGCCATTTTTACACCCCTTTATAACCCTAAATTAAATGGATCGTCATCTTTATTTTCTTTTGGATAGTTAGGATTAGTATATTTACCTTCAGCTACTGCAATATCTCTTTCGTTTTGTTTAACTAAATTATTATAATAAGTTTGAGCTTGTGCCGGTGTCATAGCTTGAGACAAATCTTGCATAATATTATTTTTATCATAAAATAATCTATCTCTAGTCTGATAAACCTTATTTACTCCAGTTCCTTCATCAAAATCCAAATAATTTAATACATCACTTATTATTTGTTTTGCACCACTTCCACCGCCATTGCCACCACTTCCACCGCCACCGCCACCGCCAGTGCCTTTTTTACTTAATGCATAATATTTATATTGCAAATCCTTATCCTGCATAATAAATTCAGCATCTATCTTTGCCTGTTCAGTTGCTGCCTTTAGCTCTGCCTCTGTCTGTCTTTGTATGATATCAGCCTGCTTTTGCTCATCATCCATAATTGCTTTCGTCATTTCCTGTGAGTATGTTCCAGGCTCATATCCAAATTGACTAGCAAGCCATTCATTCATAACACCTGTTTTTCCAAATACCTCAATTTGATTTTTTAAATTATCCGCATATTGCTTAGCCCTAGCCTCAGCCTCTGCCCTAGCATTGTCAAGCTGTTCCTTATATACTTTATCACGAAAAGCCCATTTTTCTTTTTCACCTTGCACAAATTGCTGAAAAGCATTAAGCTTTTTACCTGCATTGGCACTTTCGATATTATATTCCTGTGTTGCCTTTTCCATATCCTCAGAAACTAATTGATTTGCTCTTTCATTAATTGCCTGTTCAGCAGCAAGCTCACCACTATATTGTAGCTGTTCGTTTCGTGACTCAATAGGAACTTGTCCGTATACACCTCGACGGACTGCATCCTCGTCACTCTTCGCCATAATATCCTTCATTCTTTGTTTAAAAACTGGGTCAAGCTCAGTCTTTGCCATTCCCCTAGCCTTATCAAACCCAATAATATCTCGCATTCTTATTGGTTTGCTAGCCTCTTTATAAAGCTGTTGATTGTATTTATCTGATTTATTTAAATAGTCATTGGTGTTTGATTCTCTTTGAAATTGAATTAATGCCTTAGATACATCAGAGGAAGAAACACCGCTACCAAATTCCTCATCAGACAAACCATAATCACTTCTAATTTTATCGGTATCACTCTTAATTTTTTTCGCTAAATCAGTATTTGGAAAATTAGGGTCTTCATTAAAATATTTATTGTAAAGCTCCTTATTCTCGAATACTGATTTTATAGCATTGTATTTATCCAAAGTAGATAACCCCGTATAAGCCACAGTAGGCTTTGAAATCATTGGCTTTGCTTGTGGTGTAGATAATGCACCAGTCTTAACATCCTTATTCATATAATTAGGTGTATAGCCATCATTATGTGTAAAAGAAACATCCGAAAGCTTTCCGCTACTATCCTTTTTTGTAAAAACAGTAGGATTATCAGGCAAATTATTCACCCTATTTGCCTTGCTACGACTTACAAAATCATCATAAAAGCTACTGCCCCCACTATTATTATTTGCTGGAGTTGTCGCCTTAAACGGATTATTGTTATTTGCTGGAGTTGTCGCCTTAAACGGATTATTGTTATTTGCTGGAGTTGTCGCCTTAAACGGATTATTGTTATTATTATTGTTTGGTGCAAAAAGATTAGCCTTTTTTTCCTCTGTATTTTTTTTAAAAGGATTAGGCTGATTAAATATATCGCCAAAAGACATAATATAAACTCCTCTCTTTTTTTAATGTATTTTTGTGTAGGGGCGAACAGTGTTCGCCCGCAATCCCACATTTCCCCTGTAGGGGCGAACAGTGTTCGCCCGCAATCATGAATTATGCATTATGAATTATGAATTAATACTCCACAGGCAAAAAATCATTTCGTTTCTTATTATTGCTATAATTATTTGCATTTTCGCTTGTTACATTTAAATCCATTCCAAAATCATAAAATATTATTTTCTCTAATAAATTTAAATTATTTGATATAATTTCAAATTGAAACTTATTAAAACTGTAATTTGTGAAAAACTGGCTTATCGTATAACTGAGCGAATTGTTTATATCCTCTTTTAATTCATAAATCTCTTCCTTAATTTCGCCATCGCCATAAAAAACAATTTTAATATCATTAAATATAGAAGTATCCTTGTTTGAAGTAAAAAATGTTATAAAAAATTTACTTAAAATACTTTTCTTATATTCTTCTGAAAAATCAAATATTTTTGACTTTAAGTGAAACGTAGTAGCAACAGTTTCACCATCAACATAATCACCAATTAAATCATTGCTATACAGCTCCAATATATTAACACCGCTTGCCCCGATGAGCTTATTACTCTGCTTTGATAAAAGGCATTTAAAAGCAATTCCAGAATAAATAAGAAAATGATTTTTGTAAAAGTCATAAACAAGCATAAAATTTTCGTTGTTCTTTTGAAAGCTTAGATAATATTTGTCATTATGATATACACCATAATGTCCGCTTGAACCCTTTAAAATATTCTCAACTCTATTTTTTGAAATTTCAGAATATTCTTGATTGCCTGGTATCTTCACATAATTGCTATCAAATAAAGTGCTAGATAATAAATAAAGCTTTTCATTCGTATAAAATATAATGCCACTTGGCACAAGCTCTAAGGTATTTGAATTATCAATTCCAAAAGGTACCGAAATATTTTTATAAATAAAATCAGTTATAGAAGTTCCAGAAATACTTGTAAAGCCTTTGTAGTAGCAAGCAATAACAGAATCCCCTACAATAATCAAATCATTTACAAGCCCTAAATTAAAACGAGGATAAAACACCGAGGTATTAAGCCAAAGCTCCATACTGTTAACCTCTGAATAATATACAGCTGTCGGGTCGTCTGGATTTCCGCTTGCAAAAAACCTAAAGCTTTGTGGATGATAAACAAAATATTTGCATTTTCTGATATTATCATTTAAAGTACCAGTCCCTGCAGTAACTCCATAAATACTTATTGCAGTTATATCAGTATAATTATCAGCCAACAATTCAAATTGATTTGTATTAAGTAAATTAGTATGTAAATTTAAAGTTGTAGTCTGATTTGAGCCATCCCATTTAAATTTATATGTCTTTCCAACCTCTGCAATTTTATTTGCATTATGCTGAATAACATTATTATAAACATTTATATAAATACCATTTCTTAATTTATAATTTATATTTCCTGCGTATGGTGTTTTGATAATTTTATTTTCTTTAGTAAAACTATCAAATCTAAAAGGGATACCTAAATAACTATAATTTAAAGAATAACTGTCAGTGCAGTGTAAACTATACAAATAATTAATATTATCAACAATTAAGCCTAAAGAAACAGTACCCATTGGCAAACCAAAACCATCACGTACATTTTGTGTTGTAATATCCTCAGTCCCTACAAAATCATTAATCATTGCACCAGTTTTATTTGTTACACCATTTGGCAAGCTACTTCTTTTATAATCGTCTAGTGAAATATTTACCTTAACCTTACTATTTAAAGGTATTGTTTGATTGTTTTTCGTCCTATAAAAATATTCATCGCTCCACTTATAAAATTGTGTTCCATCAGTAAAATAAAAATAATCCTTAAAAAAACTATAGCTTATTGTACTGCTTTGTAAAGTAAGTGCATTACCATTCTGTAAAGTGCATAAAAAATATTCGCCACTTGCAGAATTAAATTCGTATATCTTATAATCAGATACAACAATTGTCTTAGTTACTCCAGTCTTTAAAGGCCATTCAATAATCTGCTCTATATTTGCAAGAAAAGCTACTGTATTAATCTTCTTAGTACCATTGCGAACACTAACACCACCGCCATATAGATTATCTAAATTTTTAAGCTCACAATATTCATTATCCTTTAAATTAATAGGATTCACAGTATCATTAAAACCACCGCTAAAATCCCTTACCACCTTAACCAACTAATCACCCCCTTTTTATTATTTCCGCAATCCCACAATTCTGCATTCTGCATTATATACCTTTCCTCTTCGGTATAAAACTCATCCGCCTCTTGCTACCGCTTAAAAATTTTATAGCAGATTCTAAAAATACCTTAAATAGCTCATAATATTCCTTTGTGGCATTGCTATCATATTTATTTCTCTTATTCTCTTGATACATAATATAATAGCAAATAGCATTAATAAAATTGTCATTAATATCAAGAAGCTCATTATTGTCATTATTATAGCTTGGCTTTGAAGTAAATACAATTTTATAATCACCATAATCATTAAAATGAATTTTCCCTAAAATTATTTTATAATCATTATAATCAAAATACCTATTACTACTAATTCTATATACATTAATTATCCTTGAATATGTAACTGGTAATGTATAAATAAGATTATTTTTAGTTATAACAATATCTAATTCCTTCTCAAGTGTAAAGTAATCAGGATACTCATTATATATCCAGTCAATACATTCATTATAATACATTCGTATAAAATCAATAGTAACATCATACCCAAGCTTATTTATAACTAAATTTTGTAAAGATGCTATTGTCAAACCAACACCCCCTTAATAATATTTCCCTTGTAGGGGCGAACAGTGTTCGCCCGAAATTCTGCATTAAATAAACCTACTAGGATTATGATCAATATGCCGAAATACTTCCTTTGTCTGATATTGTATTTGGTCAGCCTGCTTTTTCTGATTATTTTCTTCAAGCTTTTGATTATGCCTTTGCATTTCTCTATACTCAATTTCAATATCCCTATTTTGCTTGATGGTTTTATGTATATATGTAATTGCCCTAGCATCTAAACTAATAAAAGGCAAATACATTACAATACTTTTTCTGCCTAAAACTCTATTTTTATTATGTATTTCAAAATTACCAGTCTTTTTGTTATAATATACATCCCAATTGCTATCTATTTCCTTAATTCTCTCAGGAATATAATAAACATTAGTATTAACCTTAACCCTCATATTGCCACCTTTTTTTTAAAAATACGAGGAACGACAAAACATTCCCCGTATTTAATTACCTTGTAGGGAACGATGCCCTCATCGTTCCGCATTCCCTTGTAGGGGCGAACAGTGTTCGCCCGTTATTCTTCATTAAACCGAAGCAGTTACCCCAGTTAATCTACCTTGTCCGCCTGGCTTATTGCAATAAAGCTCTGTGAAATCGCAGAAGGTAGCTTGGTAAGCAGCCGCATTTTGAATTTTATCTAAAATACCGTTCCCAGTATTCATAAAGCTAGGTGTTCCAAGCTCCACAAATTTAAAGGTCTTAGTATCAAGTAAATCCATTTGTCCGTTAGGAGCAAAGCGAGATGATACCATCGGAATAATACCATTAAAGCTTATTGTTTTAAATCCACCTTTAAGCTCTAAGCTTTGCACAAATTGTCCAACGCCTTTGGTATATGCCATATAGAAGTTTTGAACATCATAAGCCATCAATATAAAATTGATTTTAACATTTCTTCTACCTTCTATTCTTTGTATTGCAAGATTTATGCCCTCATCAGAAACAGCCCCAAAATTAGCTTTTATGTAAGGATGCAAAGCACTAATGTCAGTTCTATCAATACCATAAATAGTATTGTTATTTTTGAAAATGTCATTTAAGCCAGTCAATTCCAAACCATAACTATCAACATTAGTAATGATATCGCCATCCCCACAAGATACCTTTGTTGCAAGTGTAATAGTTAAGGTATCCTCATCTATTTTCTTAATCTCGTGAGTTGTGATTTTCGCTTTAGTTGCTGCATCGTAAAATGTTACAAACATACCAACCTCAAGCCTATTGGTGTTATCAACAACAACATCATAATCATCATCAACAGCTCCATCTGCTAATGCACAAGTTCCGTCACTACCGCCCTCAATAGCTCTTTTTTTGTTAAACTTAATAGATTCAACAAGCTTTTGAGATTCCCAACCAAAATGGTTTACGATTGATTCTGCATTACCTTGTCTTAAAAGCTTTTCAGTGATACCCATAACTCCGAATAAATTTTTAGTATCAACCTTAAATCTGTCAAGAGGATTAACCTGTGCCTCAGGTGTATTGACCTCGCCGCTAAACGCAACACCGCCATTGATACCAAGCTGGATTGGCTCAAAATATCCTTTACCGCCCCCGGCAATAGTATTGTTTTTTATTTCGTCATAAAAAGGCGAAATATTATCGCTAATTTGGTTTGCAACCTGTGGTGCAACCTTTTCTTTGAGCAGTGCATTTACCGCTGTAATATCAAAATTCATTTTTAATACCTTTTTTCACATTATTTAAAATGTGCCTTTCTTAATTTTTTATTTGTTATAATTTTTTAAAAACGAAACATTATCATCAAAAGCCTCACCAAAATTACTATATTGTTTAGGCGGCAATTTTGCAGTTGACCCATTATTCTTGCCAAGCATTTCAGGTGCTTTGGTTTCCTTTAAGGTTTTTACATACTCTTGGATAATATCGTTTTTAATTTTCTCAGGTAAATTTGATGCAATACTATTTAAAATATTTTCATTTTCAAAAAGCTTTTTAAGATTATCATTGCTAAAGTTTTTTGAAACAAAGCTTTCATTTTTAAGTAAGCTATCTAAATTACCTGTACTTTTTCCTCTTACTGCCAACAAAGACAACTCAGGGTCCTTTGTCTTTTCAAACAATTCCATAAAATCATTTTTTAAATAATTTATATCAGAATTGTCATTGAAAAACTTTTGAATATACTCGTCTCGCTCTCGCTCTGCTTTTGTGCTTTGTACTATTTCGCCCTTTGATAGCTCTAGAAATCCTTTTAAAAATCCTTTTGGATTTGTCAGAAAAGAATTAACTAAATCCTCATCGTCCATTTGCTCGAATACATCCTCGCTTTGATTAGGAATATTTGTTATTCCCATATTTAGTTGATTATTTTGTAGCATCTTTCGATACTCGCCAAGCTCACTGCCTTGCTTCCCAAGTAAGCTTTGGCTTTCTTGATATGCCTTTTCTAGATCCTCAACCGTCTTAAACTTTCCAAGTAAAAGTTCTTGAGTTGTCCCACTTGGGGGCTCATTCGTTTCTATTGGTTCAGCTTGTGTTGATGGCTCTTGAGTTGTCCCACTTGGGGGCTCATTTTCGCCACCTTCTAAATTCATTTCCTCGCTTTCAAGAGTTGTCCCACTTGGGGGCTCTTGTGTATCTAACGGCTCCTGATTATCATCAGAATTGCCATTCATACCATCGAAAGCTTTTAAAAGCTCGTTTATATCTTCTTGTGGTTGTGTCGGTTCAGCAAACAGCTGTAAATTAATTTTAAATTTTTTCATATCCTTTTATCCTTCCTTTTTTGTAGGGGCGAACAGTGTTCGCCCGTTATTATTCAAATTCCCAATCGTTTGGCTTTTTGACTTATAATATCCCTTGTAGGGGAGAACAGTGTTCGCCCGTTATTATGAATTATGAATTTTGATTGCACTCTGCCTGCTTCATACTATCAATTGCAATCTGATGCTGTTTGCAATGCTCATTAAATTGCTCCGCCAATTCTGGTTCTTTTTCATAAAGATAATCTCTAAACCAATCACCCTTTCTTAAATGATTATGTACCTGCAAATGTAGCTCGTGATCATCCTCATTTCTTAGAATAGGTAACTCCTTATTATCCTTAAACTTATAATTTTCCTTTTCCGCATTCTTAATATCTAAAAACTCATTTTGGAAAAGCTTATTGATATCGCCATTTTGGAAAACTGATACAAACATCAATTTTGAATACTTATCTTGATTGATAATGCCATTATCCCTAAAATTTACTGCAAGCTCTCTTGTCATAGCAGAATTAGAAAACATATTATTATCATCAGCCACCTTGACATCAAAGCTTGTAATAATATCCTTTGTCCACTGCTTAGATATCGAATAATTAATTCCAGTCACCCTAACAACTCTAGAGGTTGTAGCAAATTGTTTATATAAATATAGCCATTGCTGACCAATTTCCCCTAACGCATCTAAAATATTTTTGCCAGTCAGTGAAATTCTTGTATCCTCTTGCTGTTGAAGTAACTGTATACCAACCCCAGAATTAACCCCTGCCGGTGCTGAGCTATTTCTACTAATCTCAGAAACTCCCGAAATTATATTAAAGCTATTTTCTAAATCCTTTTTCATTCCGAAAAATTCACCTGGCAAATTGTTCATCTGAAGAAATCGTGGTGCGGTTCGTCCATTTTTTAAAATAATAAGTTGTCCTGGTGAAAACCCATTATTTACAATATCCTCTTCATTCTCAACACTGTCTTCTTCAATAATAGGAACTCCAATCGCTGTATAGTCTAAAAATGTATTGATAGCATTATTAGTATTGTTATAGCTTTCTTGAACTGATATAAGTCTCTCTATGATGCTATCTGAGAAAAATTGACCTGGTACCCGAATACAATCTATTTTCACAAAAGGGAAGGTTCTATTTCCATTATCAGAATTAATAAAAGGTAAGCTAGCATATACAGGCATTTTATCTTCAATAACAGTTATAAATCTTCCATTTGGATAAAATCTATCGGGAAGATCATAATATTCTTTTACAATTGCACTATCCTGTAAATACTGAAGCTCAGAATTATTATTTAAATTACATTCAATATTAAAATTATAAATCTCATTTGAGCTGCCGCTAATCTCAATTCCATACTTTTTAAATATTTCATCACGACTCATAAGCTTAGCATGAATAAGTGAATTTTGGTCATATAAATTTTCCTTTTCTAAATTCTCGGGATATATCTCAAAGCAACTAACAACACTTGTAGAAATTTCGCCTTGTCTTAATACCTCACCTTCAACCTCGCCTGCAACCTCGCCTGCATATTTATCCCAACAAGATTTAATAAATGCTGTGCCTGTTATCTCTGCCCAATCAGATGCTAATACCAAATCCTTATCAAATTTTAATTTGTCATAAGTATTTTTTAGGATATGTGATGAAATTTCTGCATTAATAATATCTTCATTTTCACTTGTCGCAGATAACACAGTCATATTTTTATTAAGCTGTCTAAGCTGGGCCCGTCTTGTATCGACAATTGGAGCAATATTATTGTAAATAGAATTATTTATATTCTCATTCTCTAAATCTTTTAAAATAATTTTATTTTTATAATTATCTATAAAGCAATGCTGATTGCCCTTATAAAAATTATAATATAACTGCCATTTAAGCTCTGTAACCTTTCTTTGCTCTTTTCTTGTCTCAAATTCATTTGTAACAAAGCTAACAACCTCTTTGTAAAATTCTGGATCAGTATAAGGATTTCTATTTGCTTCCTTAATTTTTTGTTGCTCTAGCTCTGAAATTTCATTACCCTGCATAATCTCACCCCACTTTTATATCGTTTCAAATGTGCCTTGAATTGCCTCATCCTCATTAGCTTTCACATCAACTTCCTTGTAGGGGCGAACAGTGTTCGCCCGCAATTCTTTTTTATGAATTCCGCTTATCATATCAGCACAGCTTTTGCAAATATACTGCTTTGGATAAAAGCAATCAGTATCATTATGTATAACATAGATACCTCTAGCCCTACAGCCATTTCTAGAGCATTTGACACCATTGTCAACCTTTTTAATATCAACCATAAATATTTCCTTTCATTTTTTTTAATAATTTTTGTTTATATTTAATTGCCTCTGATACCTCTTCCTTTGGTCTTGCTGGTGCTGAATACCAACTAATGCAGAAATATCTTAAAGCATCTAATATATGAGTAATATAATGGTCACCATCTGTTTTATCTAAAATATCATCTTTATTTTTTGGGTCTCGTAAAGCTTTTTGTAAATGCTCTATTAAAACCTCGCAATTATCAAATATCTTGAGCTTTGCTGTTTTATAGGTTTGTCCTGTAACTGGATCAACTATCTCTATTACCTTCATCATTTCTCTTATACAGCTCCAGCCATATTCTCTTTTATTTGAAGCCTCAATAAAATTAATTCCATTATCAAAAAATGTATCATACCAAGTAACTCCATTTTGATGAGACCGTTTCCGAAAGTCAGGCGGACAATAGCGAGTATACTTAAATTTATAATTATTATTAATTTCCTCAATCTTTTCAAAATCTAGTATCTGTTCACTTGCCTCTGATATAAGTAAATCAGCTATATGCTTTTCGTTGTATATATAAACATTTTTATCATAATCAACAGCTACCCAAAGCCCTGCAAACATATCAAAGCCATAATCATTAACATAATACCTTTTCCAGTCTGTAGGAATTTTAAAAGGCTTGCAGATATGTATCTCTTCGTTAAATTCAGGAAACATAGCACTAGATAAATTAATAAATCTTCCATATTGCCTTGCCTCTCTTTCCTTTTCTGGCATTGTTGCAATTAAATATTCTATTTCATCCTTAGATAAATAAGGATTATCTTCCCATTGGAAAAATCTATATTCGATTTCAGAGTCAGCTAGCTCATTCTTATATATTTCATCATAAACCCAAGTAAGACCCATTAACGGTGTCATAGTGCCCCACATATCGCCACTAGTATCAAATACACGCATTTTACATTCGTCATATATTTCCTTTGGGGGCTCTTCATCAAACCAAATATAATCTAAGCTTGTCCCTTGAAACTTTCCTCGCCCTTGGTCACAGCTTTTAAAACCAATGCGAGAGGTTGTCCCAAAAATATTTTTAATTGTTATAAAATCTAAAATACAATTCTCTAAATCGTCACTTCGTCCCCTTCTTGCTGCAACTGAAACAATCCAATCAGGATTAAGCCACCTTAGTATTTCCTTTTGAGCAACATCCCTCTGTACTTCATTTGTAAGAGAAACCACCCAACCATTTTTAGCCTTATCAATTTTTTTATAAGGATGATTTCCCCTAGCATACCAAACAGCCTCAACAGCTCCCGATACAGTCTTACCAGTTCTATTCCCCCCAAAATTCCATCTATTTCTTTTAGCAGATTTATGAAATTCAATTTGCTTTTTATGTAGCATAGTAGGATCAGTATTATAGCATAATAGCTTATTCTTATTTTTTTCATCCTCTCGCCTTTTGATCTCGCTAGCAAGTATCAATAACTGCTCTCTAGTCATTCCAAACCAAACCACCATCCTTTTTAATTTCTATATTCCCCTTGTAGGGGAGAACAGTGTTCTCCCGAAATTCTGCATTATGTATTATTTTATATTCCCCTTGTAGGGGCGAACAGTGTTCGCCCGAATTCTGCATTATTTAACAACCTTCTTCAAATATTCCTTTAATTCCTCATCGGTCAAGCTTGCCAAATCCTCATTGATGCTAATATTGATATTTTGCTTTTCTGTAAGCATTTCCAAATTCTTTGCAATAAGCTCAGATGCTTTTAACCTCGCCCCTAAAGGAATTTTCACTTCGTCAGGAATAAAATAACCCTTATCCTCTGTAACCAACTGATCAAAGGTCATTTGGTCAGCATTATATTTTTTATCAATAGCATTATATAAATTTTTAGGCAACGCATTTGGATTTTGCAAAGTTCCCCTTGCAATATTGCTCCAAAGCTCTAAGACCTCTCTTGCACTCATTATCTTATCATCTGTTATTATTTTTGATAATGATGCCAAATATGCTTTTATATGAGGCTTTTGCAAAAATGTATAGCTTCTAGCTTTTGCATAACTCTCTTCATAGCCTGCATCCACCGCTGCCTGGTATATATTGTTACAATTTATATAATTTTCACAAAACCTTTTCTCTTTCTCTGATATATCAATATTGCCTTGTAGGGGCGAACAGTGTTCGCCTGTATTCTGCATTTCATAAACTTCATTTCCGACATTTTCCCCGAAACAAACCTCTTCTGATTCTGCATTTAAAACACCGTTGTTTTCTACAACTTCATCATAATATTTGTCATTCATTTTCGCTCACCTCACTTTCTTTTAAAATTTTAATTATATATATAACACATTTAAAAAAAACTGTCATAAATTTTTATATCAAAAAATGCCATTTTTATCACTAACCAAGTGACTTTTAATAGGTCACAACTAATATCGTTTTTTTTATAAAAAAATATTTAAAAAAATAGAGGGCAGTTAATACCCTCTTTTCTCTTCCCTCTTTATTTTTGATAATCTAGTTAGCTCATTATAGTATTCCTTTTGATGAGTATGATAATTATATTTTTTCTTAACCTCTGCTATTATCTCTAAATATTCATCAGCAGTTAAACCCATTTCATTTGTTTCACTTTCACCCTCATCAATATTCTCTTCTATATGGTTTTTAATTTTAGATGCTAAATTTTCATCTGTAGGTGGTCTTCTTAATATTAGCTTTGGTGTTAATTCCTCTTCATCCTCATCATCATAAATAAATGAATGAGGCGAAGCTATTTCTTTATTATTAATAATATTTTTATTTCTATTTATTATATTAGAAAAATAATTATAATTATTTCTAATATAATTGGTATTTTTTCCGAAATAATCTATATTTTTTTCTATAAAATAATCTAAAGAGCATAACGAAATAAAGCTATAGGTATTGTCACTATCTAGTAGCCAGTAAAAATCAAAAACTTCTATACTTCTTGTCTTTCCACGATTAGAAAAACAATCTTGAAATTTCTGTTGTATTATGACACTTGTTAAGATATTAGCCATCTTAAACAGTTGCCTATCAAAAAGCTCCCATTTAAAACAGTATTCTAACAAGGTTTTTACCTTTTCCTCACTGAATCCAAAAAGATGCTGAGTGGTCTTACACTCAATCTCGTCAAAAACAACAAAGAAACTATTACTAAGACAACGATTGCAATAATATAAATATATACAAACTGCATCACAACCGCCATCCAACATTAAAAGCCTTATTTCATTTTGATTAAAAAAATCACACTCTATAGACCAATAGAAATTACCGTTTTTTATTTTTCTACCAGCCATATTTAATTTACCTCATTTTATTTTTTTTGTTGCAAACGATGCAATCATCGTTCCAAAATTCCACAACACGCATTCCCTTTGTAGGGGCGAACAGTGTTCGCCCGAAAACCCAAAATTATGCATTATTCACGGATTCCCAAATTCAAATTTAGGACATTTCATTATATTATAATAAACTGTTTCCTCGTCCCAATCATTGCATTTAATAACTCTTTTTTTAGCAAACCAACCAGGAACAGGAATAAACTTAATCGACCATTCACAGCCCCTCGTCCTATCATAATTTGGTACACTATGTATACAGCTCCAGCAAAGCTGGTCACAAGCCTTTCGTGTTCGCTTTTTCTTTTTAATTGGTTCCAAACCAAACCACCATCCTTTTTTATTTCTACATTTCCCCTTGTAGGGGAGAACAGTGTTCTCCCGAAACCCCACATTTCCTTTTGTAGGGAACGACGCACTCGTCGTTCCGCAATTCTGCATTACCTATTGCAAATATGTGGTTGAAAAACCTTTATACCATCACTTACAATAACACCCTCATGTTTCATTCCAGATGAACTAAAATATACATTTTTATCCTTCTCAGGGCGAATATATACCGCATTAAAATTGCAGCATATACTAAAGCCACCCTTTCTTTTAATAAACCTTATCGGCTTTTTACAATATTTACAATAAATCAATAAAATCACCCCTTTTTATTTATAATTTCCCTTGTAGGGGAGAACAGTGTTCTCCGAAATTCTGCATTATGCATTAAATTATTAATTTTAATTTATACCAATCGTCATTTATATAGAAATTTTCAATACTTCCATCAAATATTGTGAAATAATAAAACTTAGATAACTCGACTGGATTATCACCCCAAGTGAAATGTTTATAAGTATTATCTATACAATCCCACCAAACAAAGTGTAAGTGCCCATCAGGATTAGGAATAACCCGATATATTGGGGAACCTTTAAATCTATGTTTAATCGCTTGAAAAAGACAATTGCTTTTCATTTTTTTAATATTCATATTTCATTATCAAATTCCCTTCTTAAACTCATCTAAAAGCTTGATTAAAGCACCTTTTAATTTATCTATAGTTTCCTTATCATCCTCAATTTTTGATATACATTCAATCATTTTATTGTAGGAATTTTGTGTGCTTTCAAAATATACCTTAAATTCCATAATAGAAGTATTCGCTGTCTTTTTAAGCTTATTTTCAAGCTCTGTAACCTTAGCCTTTTGCTCATCAATCAATTTTTGGTGCTTGTCCCGTTCTTCCTGCCTTATCTTATCTAGCTCCTCATCGGGCAGAACAACCTCAGCAGAAATAACTTCTTTTTCAGCCTCAAGCTTTTTAATTGTATCAAGAAGCTTTTTCTTTTCAGCTTCCAAATTTTGTTGGTTTTTTTTATTTTTGCTTTCAATTTCTTCAATTGAAGCTTTAAGTTCTTTAAAATCTTGATTTATACTTCTAGCCTCTTCCTCTGCTTCCTCTGCTCTTTCAGTAGCCTCATTCATTTTTTCAGATAATTCAACAGCATTCTTTTTAAATTCATCCCGTTCATTCTCAGCTTCTTCCTTAGCCTTGATAGCCTCTTGCAGTTCCCTTACAGACATATTAGAAACATCATTTTCAGATATAAATTCCTCTCTGTCCTCTTCAGGTAGTGCCAACAATGCAACAGCTTGGGAGTAGCTTATGCTTTTTAATTTATCGCTACTATCTTCATACTCCTTTGCAATTCGCATAAGATTATTAGCTGTTGATTGCTTATAATCAATTTGTTCCTCGAGCCAGCTTTGCCATTCCCCGTGTGCCAAAAGCTCCTTAGCCTCAATAAGCCTTTTACCAATGTCAATAGATGCCATTAAGACCGTTTGTGCTGTCTGATTTTTAATGATTTTAATTTCTGTTGCAATGATATTTGAATTTCTAGCTATTATAATTTCGCTCATATTGCTACCTTAACCCTTTCCTTATCCTTAATTTTATTTAATACTTTATTTTTATATTTTTCAACAAATGCTTTGACCTCGTCAGTCATATTGCAATTTCGCAAGCCTCTACATTGCCAAATCTGATAATTTCTTATTTCCATTGTATAAAATGGCTCCTTTGGTGCATCCTTCTGCCTTATAAATGCTATAATACAAATTCCATCTGCCACTTTCTCAACATATTGCCCAACGCAATGAGAGAGCTTGGATCCTTCATCGATTATCTCGCTTGTAGATTTTGCAATTCTAACGAAAAGCTTTTTATCCTCAAAATAATAATCGTCCTTAAGCTCTTTGTATATCCTTTTAATACTAGCATTTAGATGCTTACTTTTATTTAATTCAAGCTTTTTAATTGTGATATCGTGTGCATTTTTAAAATTTTTAGGATATAAAATCATAGTATCTAGCATATTATAATTTAATGTATGTGCTGCACATAAATAATCACTATAATCACCAAGCAAGGTTGCTAAATTATTTTCTTTAGTTACTAAATTTTTAAAATAACTAATAATTCTATTAATTATTTTATTATAAATTAAAAAATATCGCAAGTTATAAAAAATATAATAAACTCTATTATTAGA